TTGTAAATCTAATTTAGCCTGAGATAAATCAGATTGGTTCTGTTGTGCGGTCGTTAATGCTTTCTGCGCGTTGGTATTAGCGTCCCCAACTTGAGCAACTAAGCCGTCCGCTTTAGCAAAAGCAGCGTTGGCGTCTTGAACAGCTTTATCAAGTTCTTTCTGTTGAGCTTCAACTTTGTTCTTGATTTGCTGCCCGGTCGTGTCGTCAATCAAGATGACCCATTGCCCGTTTTGGTATTGCTTCAGAACAACCGTTCCGTCAGGTTGAACGTCATACCAAATATCTCCCTCTTTCGGGTTTGTCGGTTCGTTTGGACCATAGTTGACGACTGCGCCCGTTCCGTCAATGATTGCGTGGTTAGCAGTTGACTTGGCTTCATCAGCGTTGACGTTGGCTTGAGCTACTGATTGCTGTAAACCGGCAATTTTGTCGGCTGTTGACTGGATAGCCTTAACACCAATCGTGATTTGACTTTTAGCTTCATCGCACCGATTCCACTTGATACCAGTGACCCGCGTTTGATACTTGATATTAAGGTCATACCGGACAATCGTAACCGTTTCGCCAAGATTGAGATAACCAACATCACCAACGGTTGCTTGGAACTGAACCAATGGAACTCCGACTTGTTGAAGTTGAGCCCATGTTTCTTTAAGCAACTGTGCTGGGTCTTTTTCGTTGTCAAAGTCAACAATTCCAATTCGTGGTTTGCCGTCGCTGTAACCGTAGATTTCTGTTGATTCTTTCCACTCAACATATTCTTGCCCTTTCGGCTTATCCACTGGGTCACCATTGGCTTTGCTCCATTCAACATCAGCAAAGTTAATCTTCCGGCTATATCCGCCCGTTAAATTACCGTCTGCGTCTGTTTCTTCAACACCAGCGCCACGACCAACCAAAGCCGTGAAAATACTGCCTTCGTTGGCTTGCTGCGTTACGGTCAAGGCGTTATCGCCATAAACAAAACGGCGACCGTTGTTACCCCCTTGTTGTTGGTAAAGCTTAACGTATCGCCGTGTTATTTGGTGTCCTTCAATGTTGATATATGGTTCAATGTCAACTTGCCATGTTTGATAGACCGTGTTCAGAGCGTCAAGCAGCGAAACGTAATAGAAATTCATATCACGCCGCAAACTTTCTTCTTCAAGCATTTGGTCTACATAGTCGACATTCCAACGAGAATACCCAAGAATGAGCTTGATTGTGTCTGCTGGTGTGACTTGGTTCGGTCGCTTGTCCTTAATGTATGCGCCTTGCATTTCGTCCCAAAAAGCACCTTGCCCGTTGATTGCGATTTCGTGGTTCTGTACCTGAACCAACGTCTTCCGGTATAAGTAGAAATTGTGATTGCTTTCGCGGTCTGAAATGGCAAAGTACCGCACGTTGTTTAGAATTGACGTGTATTTTTCAGAGAGAACAAGCGAGCCTTCGATTGTGTCTGCCTGATGATAATTCAAATTTTGATAGAGTGAAATAATATCCTTGCTTGGTACAGCGCAAAGAATTTTTTCGTTGCCGTCTAACATGTAGAATTTCAAAAAATATCACGTCCTTTCTTTCTTGTATGTGATAGATAGTATCCCGTCCGGGCTGACTGCGAAATCTCCCAATGCTGGGAAATTCTCAAAGTCCGAGTCAAAGTCTAGCCATGCGGTCTTATCAACACCATTCAGTTCCACGTTCTGCGCTATCGGGTCGATCGACAACGTGTCCCCGGCGTTGACGGTTGCGCCTGAAAACGACATCTTGAAACCATTATTCGTGATAGTGATTGTTGACGCCGTTTCGCTTGGCGTGTAATCAAGTTCGAGAAGTTTTGCATTCGTGCAATCGTCTGACACTGTGCCGCTATTCGTGATTGTAGCTCTTTTTTCAGTGCTGTATGAATGTGGGTCGCTACATGTGATTGTGAATGACCCGTTTCCAGCAAGTACACCGACCGGCAAGTCGCTTGTCGCTGAAACTGTGCCAGTATAGTACCAATCAGGGTCATCTTTGAAATTGAATGTAAATTCATTGTTTCCAAGGATAGTCGCTAATTGGATATACTTTGCAATCAAATCTTCCGCCGTATCTGCGATGATTTGATAAGCTACCACGATTGACCTTGTGGTGTAGTAAGCTTCGATAAATCGTTGACCGTCCCGACCGTCAGGCGTTTCTGCCGTGATTTTCTTCGGCAACGGTCCACGTCCTGTGACTGTCAGCGTTTGATAGCCGCTGATTTGTTCTTCAATCGTTCTTCCGTTAATCATCAACGCTTCTGACGGAATGAATACACCGCCTTTCTGCGTTGGTGTCGTGTCTACAAATTCCATTATGACAACCCCAATTCCATATCTACATTTTGTTGGTTCGTAATCGAGCGAACTAAGCCCTTGAATGCTGCGTTTGGCATGTTGACGTTCAAGCCAAGTTGAATAGGTGTGGCTTTCATTGACGTTTCAAGTGAATGGTCGATTTGAGCCTTATAAGACCCGTTCATATAGCTGGCGTGTGTTGCGTCTGCCATTGTGCTATTCACATCGTCCATGACTTGCTTTGCTGCGCCTGTGGCTTCACTTTCATAGTCTTGAATACCAACGGCGATACCGGCTGGAATCCAGCGCCCGACCATATCACGCATTTTCCGTGACGGCGAGTGAATATCCCCGGCGGCTTGAGCAGCAGCAACCGCATTACTTACCGCATTAGCAGCAGCGGCAGCAACCGCACCACTACCGGAAGCAATACCATTGGCGATACCCATTGCCAGGTTGTAGCCGATTGTCTGCATGTTGCCTTCTTCGCCTTCGGCACCTTGAGCAGCAGCCCAACCGAGCGTATCTCCAGCGTCTCTTGCTTCTCCACGGCGTCCACGAACTCCGCTTGCTAAGTGATACCCGAGAGTATCTCCTTCGTCTTGCATTTGACCGGTTCTGCCACGAGCTCCAGCCGTTGCGGCATATCCTAACGTGTCCCCAGCGTCTTGAGCTGAACCACGTCTATTTCGTACACCGCTAGCGAAATGATACCCGAGAGTATCTCCTTCATCTTGCATTGCTCCGGTACGTCCACGAGCTCCGGAAACTGCTGCATTGCCTAAGGTGTCCCCAGCACTGCGAGCGTCTCCTTGACGTGAACGAACACCGCTAACAAAGTGATAGCCCAACGTATTCCCGGTATCTTGAATAGTGCCGGTCTTGCCCTTTGCTCCGCTGTTAGTGCTTGAAGCAAGTTGTTTTCCGGCACTTTCAGCGTCTTTGCTCTTAGAACGAACACCAGCATTATAACTATTGCCGGCGTCTTGACCTGACCTCTTAGTCTTATTCTTAGCTGTATCAGTACCGTGTCCGGTTTGGTCGGCAACGTACTTACCTGCGGCGTTATAGTTTCCGCTCTTCAAAGCATTAATGAATTTGGTCTTACCGTCATTACCATGTTTGAACATTCCAGGCGGCAATTTCTTAATTCCGCTTTGAACGTCCGCTGTAACAGCGTTCGCCGTTGCTTTGTAGTTTCCTGACTTAATAGCATTGACAAGGTTTTGAGCCCCTTTGACACCGTTTTGCTTCATGATTTGAGCCATTGCAAGAGTTTGCGTTTGTGTCGTCGCATTGTTCTTTTGCAACGTTGCCATAATCTGTTGCATTTGTGTCTTGGTAATGTTGTTCATTTGAGAAAGTGATTGTTGAACTTGGTCGTTCGTCAGTTTTCCGCTTTGAGCGTACATTTGGAGCTTTTGCAAGGAAGTCTTGTTGATTTCCTGAATTTCCTTGTTGTTTGCCGTTGTTAAATCAGTAATTTGTTGCTGATATTTCTTCTTGTCAGCTTGGCTTGACGCTTGCGCTTCCTGTTGTTTGAGCTGTTGAATTTTAGCATTGTTTTGCTGAATTTTCTGTTGCTCCATTTGGTTACGCATGTCAAGGTCTTTGACAACGGTTTGCGTTTCCTGTTGTGATAACTTCTGACCGTTCTTAATCTTGTCTTGAGCGGCTTTCACTTGCATGTTGATTTGCTTGTTCAATGCGTTTTGCATTGCCGTGTTTTGGTCTTGCAATGCTTTACGTTGAACGTCATTCAACTGTTGACCCTCTTTGGTCTTGTTGTTCTTCAACATTTCGCTGTTTTGCTTCATGATATCAAGCATTTGGTTATTGCTTTGGCTTTGGTCTTGAAGCATTAAGTTGTCAGCTTTGATTTGTGCTTGCCGTTGTTGTGTTGCGCTTTGATTACGAGCGTTAAGGATAAGCTTACCGGCTTCTCTAGCAATTTGTTCTTGCTTTTGTGAGTAGCTCTTTGAGATATTCAACGAATTCTGTGCGTATTGTTGCATTGGCCCAGTGTTGAATACCTTAGTCATTTCATTTCCGACATTCTGCAAGCTCTTTGTCGTACTTTGAGCCGAATTTTGCATTGCCTTGTAGTCGTCCTGAACACTCGTTGACATGCTCTTAGACTTGCTCTTGGTTTCGTCTGATGACTTGCCTAAGTCTTTCAAACTCTTGTTTACCAATTTCAAAGCATTGTTATTCTTCAAATTGTCCCAGTTCTTGCCAATGTCTTTAGCACCTTGACCGATTTTCTGTGACATGCTGTGTGCGTCTTCTGCTGCACGTTTGAAGTTGCCAGTAACAACGTCACGAAGAATGCTACCAACGCCGCCCAATACGTCAATCAACATTTTGATTGCAATCACGGCGTCTGAAACGCCTGCACATAATAATTGCAAGGCTGTGACTGCAATCGCAACACCACGAGCAATCGCAACGAATGCACCAACGCCAATAGTCTTGACAATGTTGCCCAAGCCACCGAATGAACTGGTTGCGTCATCAACTACGCTCAACAACGGCTTGAAGAATTGCAAGCAGCTTGAGAGTGCTCGACCTAATGCTCCGAATACTTCACTCGTAACGTTTCGGATATTCATGAAGTTTGATTTCCATGCTGAACAGAAACCAGCTACAACAACTGCAATGGCTGCGATCGCTGCGCCAATCGGGTTGTCAACAATGGCTGCTCCTAAAGCTCTGAACGCAGAACCTACACCTTGAAAAGCCATTGTTAAACCAGCTTTGAATACATTGCTTCCAGCCCTTAATTCCTTGAACTTGCCAATAATTCCGGCAGCCTTTGAAGCAACCGCAGAACCTAATTGCCCTAATGAAGAAATCGGGTGGAGAATTGCACTTGCTAACTTACCAAGAATGCTTGATGACTCGGACATCTTACTGTCAAATGCTCGGAATGTTTCAATCGGGTGGCGAATGGCTGCGTTAAGATTGCCTAGCTTAGAACCTAATTCTGTTGCTTTTGAACCGGTTTTAGCTGCTCCTTCGGCGGCTTTTTCAGCTCCTTTTTCCATTTCTCCGAGCCCTTTGCCTGCGCCTTGAGCTTTTTCGCCAGCACCTTTGAAGTTTTCTCCAGCAGTCTTTGACTTGTTACCACTGTCTTTGATTTTTTCTCCGGCTTGTTGCGATTTCTGCCCGGACTTATCCAGCGACTCTGACATCTTGTCAGTGTCCCGGCTTGCCTGTTGTTCAGACTTGCCGAGCTCTTCGGTTGTTCGTTGAGCTTCCTTTTCTTTACTTGAGAACTTGTTCAAAGCTTGCGTTGCTTTTTGGTTAGCAGTTGAGAATGCAGTCATAAAGCCTTTGACTTTGTTAATTGCATTTCCGACTGTGCTAAGAATGGTTGATACAACCTTGTAAGCTATCCAAGCTTCGGTTGCCTTAACGACCACCGGAACAAGTGCAGCAATCGCAGAAGCATTTTGCCGAATGAAGTTGCTTACTTGAGTGACTACTCCGACAATGCTACTCATCACTGACTTGAACGTGTTAAGAGCGCCAGTGTTTGAAGCGTTTGAGTATAAGTTCTTAACGGCGTCAATCACGGCTGTAAGAGCTGCTTTAACAGGTGGCGCCATTTGTTGGAAAGAATTTTTAATGACGTCAACGAACGGCTTAATCTTTTCAGCCAAGCTCGTTAGGTCGCTAGCTGCTTTTGTAAGAATTTTGCTAACCGTTGCACCAAACTTAGTAATAAGCTGAGAAAGATTGCTGCCGGTGATAGTTTCCAACGCACTTGAAAATGACTTAATCATTTCCCCCATTCCACGCTTGATTGCTGTCTGCATGTTTGTGAATGATGTTTTGATACCTGATGTAGCGTCATGAGCAATCTTGCTGAATGATTGCATACCGCCGCCGCCCTTTTGGTCCATTTCAATCATGGCATCTTGGAATTGCTTTACAGAAACCTTACCTGATGATAAGTCAGACTTTAATTGAGCCGATGTCATGTGCATATTCTTTGCCAATGCGTCTAAAGCTGGTCCTAAACCGTCATTCATTAATGAGTTCCACGTTTGAGCATCGACTTTACCATTAGCGAATGCTTGTGATAACTGAATGGTTGCTTCTTTGGCTTGATCGGCTGTACCACCAAAGCCAATAACAGCGTCATTAAGAGAACTCCATACTTTCTGTGCTTGTCCTAAGTCACCGTTGGTTGTTGCAGCCATCATTTGAACGCCTTGTACCGCCGAATCAAGACTTGTAGGCAAACCCATAATAGATTTGTTCAAATTGTCCATCATTGCTTTAGTATCGTTAGCGCTAAAGCCCATATTTTGGAATACTCGACTGGCATTATTTAATGTATCAACACGACTTACAGCGTCACCAATGGTATTTTTCAACCCATTTACTGCGGAATTTACTAAGTTGAACACGCCAACACCAGAAGCAACCGAGGCAACACGGCTTTTGAAGCTTGCAACTCGTTCACTCAATGACGTGAAATGCGAGCCGCTTTCTTCCGCTGCTGAACCAAGGCGCCTAGTTGCGCTTGACGCTTCTTCCGCAGAGCTTTCAATTCCCCGTGTGGCTTCTTTGGCTTCATTGCCCATTTCTTCAGCTTTTTCGCCGGCACTGGTTGAAGCACTACCAAGCTGTTTAATTCCGCTGGCTGCTTCTTCTGCTGATGAGTCAATGTCACGAGTTGCGCTACGGGCTTCTTCGCCCATTTCTTCCATTTTCGAGCCAGCACGTGAAGCGTTTGAACCCAATTCAGTGATTGCTTCCCCTGCTCGTTGTGCTGATGAGTCAACGCCATTCGTTGCAGACTTGGCTTCTTGACCCATTTCTTGCATGTCAGAACCAGTTTGTTTTGCCTTTGAACCTAATTCCCCAACGGCTTCTTTTGCTTGGCCTGTGGAGCTATCAACCCCGTTCAATGAGCTTTTGGCTTCGCTGCCCATTTTTTGCATATCAGAGCCAGTGCTATTGGCTTGGCTACCTAATTGTTCAACAGACGCTTTCGCCTTATCTGTCGAACCGTCAACACCGCTAAGAGCTGACTTGGCTTCATTGCCCATTTTTTGAGCGTCTGAACCCGTTTTATTGGCCGCTGTGCCTAATTCACTTACAGCTTGTTTTGCAGTATCTGCTGACCCTTTTACGCCGTTTGTAGCATTCTTACTTTCTTGACCAAGTTCGGTCATATCCTTGCCGGTCTTGTTAGCTTCGTTTCCTAATTGCGAAACTGACTGTTTGGCTTGGTTGAATTCGGTGCTTACACCGTCAGTGGCACTCTTGGCTTCCGAACCCATTTCCTTGATGTCAGAACCGGTGTTTTTAGCAGTATTTCCAAGCTGTTCGGCACTGGCTTTTGGTTTTTCAAAGCTGTTTGCCACTTGAGAGCCTGCTTCTTGAGCGTTCTTAGCCATTTCATCGACTTTGCTACCAGTTTGCTTAGCTTTGTCGCCTAATTGCTCAATGCTTTCTTGCGAGTTCAAGAATGCTTGCTTAATTGCACTGGTGGCTTCTCTAACGTTATCGCCTAATGAGTTCATCGTCTGCTTTAAACTGTTGATTGAACTGATCATTTTGTCAATCGTATTAATAAAGTCCGAACCGTTAGCGGTTAATTTAGCAGTAACGCTATAATCTTCTGCCATTTACTTCTCCTCCTTTCCTGCAAGTTGTTGCTTAGCCATTTCGGCCGCTCTCTTAGCACGTTCAGATAGTGCTTTGTATTTATTAATTTTCTTCATTGCTGCAGACTCAGTCGGTGTATGTTTCCAGCCTTTCAAACGCGCTTCTACTGCGTCTAAATCAATAATTTCATTCAAGCTCGTAAACTTATAATGCTTGCCGTCATCTTCAACAGCTTCCGTTGCTCGCTGAATGAATGCAAAAAAATACAGGAGACGCTCATCGTACACAGTTTTTAAACCGTGCGCTTTCATACGCCACCTGTATTCTTCTATAGTCATATTTTCAATGTATTCCAACGTCAAAGTCGGATATGCAGCGAAAATATCAGTGATTAATCGCTCGTATGTTAAAGGTTCGCTAATGCTTCCTTGGCCGGTTGAGCGATCATTGTTGCCATTTTCTTCGTTAATGGAGAAGTCTCGAAAAAAGCTTCAACTTTATCAAAAAGTTTATCAATATCTTCATCTTTAGATAAAGCATCTTCGATTTCTCCACGCTTTAATTGGCCTTTTAATAAACTGGTTAATACATCAGTTAAAGTGAACACATCACCAGTCATTAAGCCGCTCATAATACCTGACATTTTTTCGATATTGCCTTGTGAATCATTAGGCACTAAACCTAATTCTTTCAAATCTTTAATGTGCATTGTTAATTCATATTTTTTGTCATTTAATTTAATTTTTGTCATATAGCATTTTCCTTTCTAATATCGTCTCAGCTCGGCTCTTGCCTACTCGTCTCTGTTTCTATGTTAAATCATCACTGACCAATTAATCCATCGTCTATTTTCCTGAAGTGCTTGAAGTTGTTGAGCTAGCAGAGTTTGGTGTTGAAGTGCTTGCTGAACTTGAATCATTTGAAACAGTTCCCGTTGATGTTTCGCCAGCTACATAATCAGGAATTGCTGCTGTGTCCTTTGAGCCTTGGATAGTGTCACGGAAGAAGTTATTCACTGTTGCAGCGTCTTCTGCACTAACTGTTGCTTTACCCTTAACAAGTTGACCGTTAAGAGTAAGAGTTGTCTTGATTGTTGCGTCTGTCCCGACTTTAGCTGGTGTTTCCCAGCTTGATAAGTAGCCATATCCGTATTGAGCCATGTATTGGTTTTCGCCGGCTGGTTTGCTAAAGTCGATTTCCCAAACTTCAACAACCTTTTGTTGCTTGGCTGCATAGTGGAGCATATCGTTTACCACAGTGTCAGAACCTAAAGCTTCGATTTCAATAGTAGTTGTCAATGTACCCGGTGCAACGATTGTACCGTCTTTTGTGGCGGTGGTTGCCACCTTAGCACTTTCCTTAACTGTATGTGTTGTTTGCAATGCTAAACGCTTTGCGTTTTCCTTATCTGCGTTTTCTTTCAACCGAAACATTAAAACGCGGTCGATACCTTCGATTGGTTGTTCCATTGTTAAATTCCTCCTTATAGATATTGAATTGTGAGTGTTAATAGGCCATGCCAAAGGTCAATGCCTGTGCTTTGATCGCCTAACATTTTCGAGGTTGAGTTTACTACCTGATACCGAAAATGCGGCGTTTCATGATTGCTTGCTACCGTTGCCAGTAAGTCATTCATGATTGCTGTGACGTCGCTTCGGTGGTCGAATTCGGCGTAAACATGAACCTGAATATCAGTGCTACCAAGCACTCTGCCTTTGGTATATTGGTCTGTATTATCTTGCTCCCCGACGAATACAAATGGATAGCCTTGTTCGTCATCGGGGAGATAGTCAAAGGTTGCGTACCCTTTGGCTTGGGATAACTCCATAATCTTTTGATAGATTTCTTCGTACGGGTTATTCATCGAACTAAGCCCTCCATGTCGTTTTTAAACTGCTCTTTTGTCATATCAAACGCCTTTTTCAGGTAAAAGCGTCCGTACATCTTACGAGTACCGTATTCAACATATTTTGCATAGTTGCAACCATCAAAACTGATTTCGCCTTCAAAATCGCTGACTTGCGTTGTCATTGAGTTCTTCAAGTTCCCAGTTCTGACCGGTACTGTGGTTTGAGCCAATGAACCCATGTTCTTTGTGTTCTTAGCAACACATTGCTTCACGGCTTCAAGGCTCTTCATTTCTTCCAGCTTCCGTTCTAATGCGTCCAAGCCGTCAAATTCGTAACTCATAGCCGCCCCACATATTTCAAACAATAAATTGCCGTTGCGTGGCGGTGCTGAATTACTTGACTGATCTCAAGGTTCAACTCTCCGTCAACTTGGATATATCCCGAAGTGACCGGCAGACTTTCGCCAATTCTCACGATATATGAGCGCCGCTTTGCGTCCCCGAAAATCGGGATAGCTTGGTCGGGACTCATTTGCGTAATATTGGCTGCGTATGTCTTGCCTTGGTAATCATTCGGGTTGGTGTTCTTTACGAATACCGCACTGTGTTCATATCTCAATAGATATAGAACCTTGCGTGTTGTTCCTTGCCGTTGCCTGTTGTGTTCAGGTAGTCGTCAATTTCGTTTTGGTATTCGTCAAAGTCGCTATCCGGGAATGTCAGGGCTTCGCCTGCTTCTGAATAGCTCTTATATCCCTCGTTGCCGATACGGTTGAACCGTTTCAGCATAACGTCTTGAACGATGTCGTTGAAGCTGACCGGAATTTGTGTTGTGTCTGTAAGATGTAGCAAGCGGGCTAATCGTTGGCGGGTCAACGTTTCAATGACGGCGAGCTTTTCATCAGTCGTCCCGCTTATCATTGTCTTGACCTGTTGAGCAGTTTCAGAGATTTGATTATCCGCCATTAGTTATTCCTCTACTTTCCTGTTGATGAACTTGCGCTTGTTGAAGCAGCTGCTGCTTTTGGTGTTAAGTGTGAGAATGCACCGTCCTTAACAATCATGAAGCCAACTGTCATTGTTGCACGCAATGCTGACATGTCTTGTTCAAACAAGTTTACAGGCTTGCCGTCTGCTGCTGTGATTGTTGAAAGTTGAGCATCGTTTGAAATTGTGTATTCGATTGTTCCTGGAATTCCGTAGTAAGCATAATCGAAGTCCCCAGCAAACAATTCGCCTTTCTTCATGTTTGTTGACTTAAGGTTGACTGTTGCCAAGCCGTCAATTTCGCCGTTTTGACGGTCATATAATGATTGAACAACGCCGTTTTGAACTAATTGTGCATTCCGTAAGAGCGTGTTGTTTTGAGCTTTTGAAACGAAAGCGTTTGGTTCGTTGTCGTTGTCTGTAATCTTGTCTTCAAGGGCGAGAATGTTTTGGTAAGTGATGTCGCCTTGCATGTCATCGCCTGCAGCTGTTGATGATTGAGCTAATGAGAACTTGAATGGGTTGTCTACACCTAAGATAGCTGCTTCATCAAATTTCTTGTAGAATGCTTCTGCAATGCGTGGTTGCATAACATTGAAGAAGTCGCCTGCTTGATATTTCAAATATTCGTTTGAAACTGGCAAGATAACAGCTAACTTGTGAGCTTGAATTGTGATGTTCTTGTAGCTTGGAGCTGATGTTTGAATGCGATTACCTTCGTCGACCCAGTATGCGCCTGGTCCGTCTAAGAACACTTGGAAAGTCTTAGCTAAGTCGTCCATTTCAACGAATTGTGATAATTGCATGATTTTTGAGTTTTGCATGACGTCTTTCAAGATGAGTTCTTGATATTTAGCAGGGACTGTGCCGTCCTTTGCTTCTCTCATCATGACGTTTTCTGGTGTAAATGTTTCGCGAGTTAAAACCATAAATTTTGTTCCTCCTTAATTTATTTGATGATACGGTTTTTTCTAGCAAAATCTGCTAATGATGAGCCAACATGAATACTTTCAGCACTCGTTCCCGGTGTCTTTTGCCGAGCGTTGGCTTTGAGCCGGTCATTAACCGACTTATCCCAAGCGTCTTTGATTTCTTGTGTGGCGCTTGCGATTGCTTCGTTGTCTTTCAACAATGAAAGAACTTCAGCAAACACGGTTGGCAAACCTTTTTCAGTCAAATCAGCTTGAATGTCCGCAATCAATGCTTTGTGATTGAGTTTTGCTTCCCGTTCGTCTAATGCTTTTTCACGCTTTTCGATTTCAGCGTTTTTGCGTTGAGCTTGCGTCATCTTAGCGTAGCTTTCCGCTTCTTTCTTAGCGTCTGCTACTGCCTGTTCCGTCTTTTCAGCCCATTTCTTGTCATTGTTTTTCAAAGCTTTATCAATCGCTTTGCCAATGATTGAGTCTAGTTCTGATTGGCTTTGCGGTAAGCCTTCCGTGTTTTCTTTTGGTTGTTCTTCGCCACCATTAACTGATTGGTTTTGAATATCTTCTTCTGCCATATATGGTTTTCTCCTTTCCCGAGCAGTAAATTTTGAGTAAAAAAATAGCGCCCCGGTTTGCGACCAGTTCGCCAGTGTTCCTTGTTCAAATTTCCCGTTCAGTGTTGAATTAAGCCGGTGCTTTTAACGACGTCACGGCAATTGGTCAAGTGTTGTTAGTTTTCGTCAGACGGCTTCCCGAGGTGCTTGTTTGCTTCCTTGAATTTCCGTGCTTCTTCAAGTTGCTTTTGGAATGCGTCATCTTCTTGTGACGGGTCATAAGGAGCAGTGCTACAACGGCAATTCGGGTGCATTGGTTGAGCATTCTCTCCCGGCTCCATTTCTGATACTTTGAAATGCTTACGGTTGAGAAGTTTGCAAGTGTCACAAGCTGTACTTTCGGCAACATAAACGTATTCATCAACGTTGGCTTTGTCATAGCATTTCTGCTGTATCTTTTGATGAGCGAATGAGCTTTCGGTTATCAGCAACCGCCGAGCTTCATACGGTGCAACCTCGAACGCTTTGGCAAGTTTACCAGCAAACTTTGTCGGGTTGTCGCCGTTAATAATAGCCGCCCGCAACGTCTTGTCTAAGGCGCTGTAAATGTTGTTCCCAGTGTTGTACCACCTATCCATGAATGTTGCGTTGTCGTGGTTAGCATAAACAATTCCGGGCAATGCTTTGACTAGGTATGAGTTTGATAAACCCAAAGCCTGCTGCATTGTCTGCAAATCTTGCTTAGCATTGTCCGTCAGCGTGTCCTTCATGGTGTCAATGTTGTTGTCACAGAGCTTTGCCAACTCTAAATTGATTTGGTTCAACAAAAGCTGATACCGACTGACTTTCATTTTCAGGTTGTACAGGCTCATTTGTCGGTTTGCTGTGGCGCTCATGTTATGTTCTTCAACATATTTCTGCGCTTGTTTAGCAAATGCTTGCACGTCCATTCTGTCAGCCATTTGGTACGCTTGATTAACGGTAATTCCGTTCTTGTCAGCGTACTTGACCCAAAAACTATTGATTAGATTCTGGATCTCTTTTTTAGCTTCTTCAAGTTGCTGAATGATAATCTTGTTAGCCCGGTCGATTGAGCTATCCAAGTATCGTTCTCGTTCTCTTTCACGTTGTTGCCAATAATCGAAATTAATCATCTTGTGTCATTTCTTTCTCGGCCTTGCTCTCTTCTTGTTGCTGTGTTGCTTGTTCTTGGCTCATGAAATTCATAGCCGGTTCTTCGTCCTTAACAGCTTTCATTTCAGCGTCAGGGTTGGCAATCAGTTCAGGGAATAGAGCCATTAATGTTTGCTCTGAAATGCGACCACCTGCGCCAATGTATGCGGTCAAGTCGTCGTTGATTGCTTTCGGTAAGTTGTAATTGAATGTAATTTCGATGTTCGAGCTATCAACCTGCGATAACTCTTGAACGGTGTTAGAGAGCGAAAGAATGAGCTTGTATCGCCGTAATAAGCCCTTTTCAAACATTCTTGACTTGATACCGACAACTTGGTCTAAGCCTAAGAGTTTGTATTTCAAGCTTTCGCCGCTTTGAGTTCCAGCAAAGTTTTCATCAGTCAAATCTGGCACGCAGCTAATCTTGTGAATGTCATCAACCAGCCGCTTCTTGTGTGCTTCTGTCCCGTTAACGTCATATTGCTTGTAGAGATATTGCGCTGTTGTTGGATAGCGTGTCCCTTGTGGCGATGTTGCGTCCGTGGTTGCCAAGATGTTCGCTTTCTTCAAGCGAATCATATCATCGGCACTCATTCCGTTCATCGTCCAGTCGCCGTTTATCCAAAGCATAGCGTCGTTGAAATCATACATATAGTTTGATGTATCACTTTCGGCGGCGTCGTAAGCGTCAATTAAAGGAATAACGTCTTCGTAATCTCCACGGCGGAAACGGTTGTTCTTGAATTCGATAACCGGCACATCGCCAAAGCTATGAAGCTCTTCTTGCGGGTTGATTAAGCTAATTTCTGACGAACTGCAAGGGCTATAAGTGATAACCTTGTCAGCCGTGTATACGATTGGCTGGCACATTGTCCGCCCGTCTGTTTCAAAACCTAAACTTGGATAGCGAACTGCCATGATTGGTTTTTCTTCAATCGTTGTGTCATAGATGACGAACGTATCAAACACGCTAGACAAAGCAAAACGATTATTGTCTTGTTCGTCACGCCATAAGATTTCATAAGCCCGACCATACTTAGACAAATCAAGCAGCAGATTGCTGTTTTCTTCATCTGCGTTGTTGGTGTCATTGGCTTCCGTGATAACGTTCTGAACCTTGTCGTCTTTCTTATCTTGAACTTGAATGGGGTTGCCGCCCATATATCCAACCATAAACGAACTAATGACCTTTCCAAAATTATTTGCGATACGATAATCAGCTTTGCCCGCTTCTTTTCGTGCTGGCCGATTCATAATTGTATCATTTTGAGCTTTGTAATAATGATCTAACGAATGCAACCGTGGCACTTGGTTTTGTCGATGATGATTAATCATGCTAACCAAGATTTCAGGGTGTTCAAGCAAACTGTCAGCGTCTTGGTACTTGTAGACCATGTTTGCTTTTTCACTGTAATACGTCATGAACTCACTTGTTGTTGGCGTATCAAGATCAAGCTCAAAGTCGTTTGTCTTGTTGTTAGTGTCTGCCATTTTCTCACTTCCTTAGAAACCAAAATTCTTTAATGCTGCTAATCTGTCATTGATGTTTGATTGATTACGTTGTTCTTGGACTTGCAAGTCGCTATATATTGCGTAACGAATGGCGTCTTGCGTATCGTCCATTTGTTTGTTCGGCATTCCGGTTTGCTCGTTCCAAACATACGTGAAAATTTCTTCTCTGAAACGCGGTGCGTGTTCATAGTCAATTTTGAACCGTCCTTGCTTCATCGCCTTTGCCACCGTTTCGATTCCCGGCATGATTGACTTATTGGCGTTGATTGCGTTCAGTCCTTCATTGACGAACCTTGCAACGTGTTCAGGTCGAGCGGAGTCGCAATAGAACGGAACATTGCCAAATTCTGAAACAATGTCCTTTGCAACTGAAACCCAGTCGTTAATATCGTAATGTTGATGAGCATATTCTCGAATAACGTAATAATTGCTATGTTCAACGTCCTGCCCGTCATCAATACCAACAACGACAATCGAGCCCCAGTGTTCCCAGCCCCAGTCAACACCACAGACAATTCTGTCGAAGTGCAGCTCTTTCATTTCCTGTTCACTGATTGACATTGTCTTGCGGTCAAAGTCTGGATATACCATGCCTTCACCAGCAACCCAAAGACCGTTGATGTTGCGGTCGTAAAGCATTCCGCTTGGTGTATCGTTCTTGATATGCTCTCGGTAGTCGTCAGGTAAGAACGTATTGTCATCAAGTTCAAACTTAAACTCTAGAATGTCCTTGCCTTTCTCTGTTCCCGCCTTGTCAATATAATCTTTCTTCAACCAGTGTTCCGGGCTGTCCGGGTTGGTATCGCAGATTATTTGAGCGTTTGGCTTGGAACACCGGTTGACGATTTCGGCAAACACTTCCTTAACAGCAAGCGACGCTTCATTGACGTAAGCACCATAAGCCGTCATACCACGAATACGGCCAAGACCACTAATTGATCCTGTATAAGCAAGAACTACTTTCACTCCAAATAAAGTAAAATCTCCTTGCCTATCAAACTTGAAATTCAATCCGTATCTGTTTCGCAATTCCGACAGCACGTTGTTTGTGATTGTCTTTGACGAAACGCCAGCAAGAATGTATTTTGGCTCCCTTTCTCCTTCTTCATCAGCCAGTTTCCTAACTCTTATCAAAGCCATTAAAAAGAGATCATTATCGAGAACGGTTTTTCCAGTACGAACAGCACCATGATTTATCAAAATATGCCATGGTCTACTCCGGACTGTTTTCAGAATTTCTATCTGTTTCGGTGTGTACAGGTCGTTCAGACTCATCTATTCCGCCCTCCAATTTCTCTAAGAAGCCTTGCAACATGCTTTCGGTATCATTTGTATTACCTGCTAATAAACTTGCTTTAGCTTCAAGAATATCCGCCTCAGCTTTAGCCTTTCGGTAAGCCTGTTTTTGCATAGGATCATCATCGCTAAGCGGATAACGTTTCATCAATTCCTTGGCAGCAGAAATTCTTGTTTTCAAGTCTGCTTCCTTGGTCGTTGTTTCCATACCAGCAGGGGTTGCAATAACAACCGTCTCTTTTTTCTCTCCTCGAAGTACGGCAGAGTAGAACTCCATAACTTCTTTGGCGTCTGCGATCTTATGTGATTCAATTTCTTTCTGCTTTTCAGCTACATAAGCCTTAATGTAAGGTTTTGTTAGGTTTTCGTTGCCAATTGCCCGTGCAGTTTTCTTTGAATATCCAGCTTTTATTGCTGCTTCTGTTGCATTACCGCACTTTAAATACTCATCAGCAAACATTCGTTGCTTATGCGTTAGTTTCATGACATTCTACTCACCTCCTTTGTGTAAACAAATAGGCGGTACATCTTCCGTGTATCGCCTATGTTTTCTATTCCTTTGTTTGTTGAGTTTAATCTCTTTTTCTAACCGGCAAAGCATGAGATACTCTTCGCTCGTCCTAACTTTGCCGAAACGTTTCGTATTTCTCATTCGCTTCGCCTCATCTTTCGACAATATCATCTTAACGCCTAAACGGGTCAACATGTGGTCAGACTTTGGATAGAATTAGGTCAGAAAAAGGTCAACTTTTGGTCAGTTTTGAACAGCCGTTCGCTTGAAAAATAAAAAAATGAGCTATAAACTGAAAATAGCTTATAGCTCATATCATTATTCCTAGTCCAATTTACTGACTAGGACTTTTTTTACTCATAATGACCTTTAATGGCGATGATTTCGATTGCTTCTGACGTAACACGATAGACCATTCTATTTTTCTTATCTACACGTTTCGACCAAAAGCCTTGTAGTTCCATTTTTAACGGTTCGGGTTTTCCTAAACCACTGAAAGGGTTTCGCACAGTGTCATCAATTAATTTAATAACCTGCTTCGCCATTCTTTTATCAGTCCGGATAACTTCGGTCATTTGATTCCATGCGTTAGTAGTGAATGTGACATTCAGTTTCATACACCATTTTTATTCTCCTTTCTTTAAATTCTCCCAATCATCAGGAGTTAGCACTTTGACATCACCTCCTTTAAGTTGATTCATTGATTCACGTAAAAATTCTCTGTTCTCTTTATCTTTCAACAAATATGCTGTTTCTTTCAGAGAGTTGTACTCATCTTCTGAAATGACAACAACGTTTCTGTTTTTTGGACGAGTAACGATTACTGCGTCTTGGTAATCGACAACATCGTCTGTATATTTCTTAAAGTTCTTACGGAATTCGTTTGAACTTGTTGCGATTACATTTTCCATTGTAGTTCGTCTCTCCTTCTTAACTTACCTATCTATCTCTTTGTTCTGTGTTGTAGATTATCTAACCTACGTTTATATTATATAACCCTTTTGATAATTTGTACATATTTTTGTACTTTTTATAGTACAAAAAGAGCTAGCCAACAACTAGCCCTTTCCCGTTGTTTTCGTGTAAATCAATTCTTAACAACGTCTTTGGCGAACTTAACGAGTCAGCAAATTCATTCAGTGCAATCTTCTTGTAAGCCTTGAATGATGTCTTGCTGCAAAGTATTCTATCAGCCATTGACTCTTGAGTGAGTTCATCAATGTACACTCCAATGATGATTGATTTCGACCGTTTCGAAATATGGCTCAAAGCAAAGCGAACGTCATTCATTATCTTCGGCGCAAGGTCGGTGGCGTTAGCATGTTCGACCAATCTATCTTCATTATGATTCCCGCCGTCATGACTGACTGGAATATCAGAAATCACTGGCGATTTCAGCGCTGCCGGGTCTTCTCCTGCCATGCGACTGATACGCTTGAAATTCTTGAAAAATTCACTCACGTTCTTTGCGGTTTGTTCATCGTCATATTCGAATAGTGCTGTCAATTCTGACCCGTCCATGCATTCCACTTCCTTATGATATAATTAGTTGAATGAATTTTTAGCGGAGTGCCTGAACGGCGCTTTTTTTATTTTTTCAAAGCAATAATCAAAACGAATAACACCATTTCAAAGATGATACTTGCGACCAATTCCATGACTATTTTTCCAACGTTCCTTGGAGCTGAATAGCTCGTTCTTGCAAGTTTTCGTAATAGCTTTCCATGTTGTCGAGTTGAAGCCAGCATGCTTTGATGTAAGTTCCTTCATCGGCAGTCAGCTTTTTGCAATTTGTACTTTCAACGAAAGTTCTTAACTTAAAAATCTTGCGGTGCAGCTTTTCTGCTTCATTGGTTAATTCATTAATTCGTGTGATTGTTTCTTGTTTATTGTTCCCGAACATTATTGATTATCCTTTCCGTTCTTTAAGTCTGCTTCTTTGACAAATACACCGTTGACTGTCTTGCCTTTGCGGTCTTTAATTTCGTTGTAAGCATGTTCCAAGCATTCGTTGAAATCTAAGCCCATTTGAGTTGCTAGATTGATTAAGCAAACTGCTGTATCGCCTAGACTATCAATCATCATTGCTTTGTTTTGTCGTGAATAAGCTGATGAGAGTTCACCCAGTTCTTCAACGGTTTTCCGATAGCCTGCGTCTGCTGGTTGCTTATCAATTCCGCGTTCCTTTGCCCATGCTTTTACTTTTTCAATTAATTCGTCCATTATTTTTCCGTCCTTTCTAGTCCTGCGGTTACATGTCTAAATTCATCCCAAGTATCTTTACTGACTGCGATTGCTTCACCATTCAAAATGATTTCGTACTTATTTTTTGCTGGATTCTTAAACATTAAATCTCTGTCATTCTTCCCGAATAAATGCCAACGATTATCTAAACCCATAAAAGCAATCGTTCGTAACGGTTCATCTAATGATCTACCTATTGTCGATGAAGCAATTTCCATTATCTGTTTTCCAGTAAGAGAAACTTCAATTTTTGCTTTTGGCATTTTCATTGTTATTCTCCTCTCTTTATTGAGAAAGACGTTCACACTCCTTTGCTTGCAGTTTTGCTCCGTTATCAAGTAACAAACAGCCATGTTTTAGCAAAGCAACAACTTTGTATTTCATGCCTTGCCATTGAACTAAGTTGCCCGGTTTAATACCGTTGTAGTTCATTCTCCGCTTGCGTTTCTTCAATACGCTACGCTTTTTGTTTCGCTTACTCATCTATTTCTTCACCTCATTAACTGTCACTGTTGTGTTATCTCCAAAGTAAATATTGTGTTTCATGTGGTTTTGGTCGATATATTGCAATGATCTATTTGAATGTTGAATATCGAACTTGCCTTTCATGTGCATGATTACTTTACCGTCAGCGTTATATACTGTAATTTCACGTTCCATGCCGTTATTAACGTTTGATTTGAAATTAACGGCTGTTCTTATTCCACTTGCGGTTGAAGTGAAATACCAATGGATCCCACAACCTGCCAAAATCATAACTAACACTGCTACAAAACCATAAATAAAATATTTAATTCTTTTGCTCATTTAAAATCTCTCCCGTCCAGCTTTCTAATTTCCGTAATTCATTGATATATTCATCAATGGTTAACGTCCCTAATGATTTAGCTTCTTCACGTTTCAGCCACGATAAAGCATGTTTCAGACTTGGAAAATACCCAAGAGTGGCATCATATTTATCATTGTGTTTGATTAAAACGAAATCATAATTATGAATTTCAACACGGTATGTGTCGTTAATTTTGATTGTTGTCATTTGTTACCCTCCAATAGTTCCGAGTTTTCGTGAATGTTACCGATGACTTCTACACTGGCGTCTTCAACTACTGAATATAAAGCAAAATAATATTTCTTCTCTTCTCCATCAATATCATTCTTTTTAATAAATGCACATCCTGGCTTTGTGACAACAACACCCTTCCCTAAGATTTCAGAATTGGAATACTCATCAAAGATGTTCCAATTTTCTGGTGAAGTAACTTCAACAATATCTCCTTCATAAATCAGCTTTCCGTTTTTATCTTTTAAGCCGGTACATTGCTCAACTTGATAACTATTATCTATATCGTTTACGAACAATTCATATAAAGCATACGAATCAAAAATATACTCTTTTGCGATACTGTCCCACGCTCTAAATTTAAATCTATTTTGCATAATATTTCTTCCCTTTCCTGAAACTTGGCATAGGTGGGTTACACCAGTAATCTTGAAATTTCCTATCCAATATCACCATTTGTTTTGTAAAGGTATTAAGTTTATGTCTCGTTTCTAATCGATAACGTCTTCTCCAACGATTGTTCATTTGTTGCTTAACCCCTTTCGTCAAAATATTCCTTGACGTAATCAATAGCCTTTCCAAAATTAGACATGCTAATCTTTGGAAAAGTCATAATCGGCGTAAAAACGTCTCCGTTCTTTTTTACGAATTGCATTCTCAAACTAAAATTTGAATTTGTAATTAATAATTGAGTTAATTTTGCACCGTCAACGTCTCGCACTTCATGAACGTGAATATCTTTGCAATCAAAAACTTTGTTAAGATTGTCCTCTAGTTTTCTCTTATTCGCCATCGTCCACTTCCTCCAGTTCTACTTTGTTCCAATCAATCGCTATGTCATCGCACTTTTTCAGTTCTTCGATTTCCTTTTCTGTGAAATGAGCTTGCCGTCCGCTGTCATCATCGTTGGTGGTAATCACGGGAGCACCGGTTTCACGGTTGAACGCTAAGTATTTATCCAAAAAGTAAACCGGATAATCTCCACAAAAGACTTTGATAGCATACTTTTTGTCACTTACTTGGCGTTGTCGTTGCCCTGTGATTTCAAGAAATTCATCGTAAGTCACGTAATATTCACTCCCACTGGTTATGCAAACTGTATATTTATCCGATTTTTCATTCGGATAGATAGCCGTAATTTGCTCAACATTAATCATTGAGCCACGTTTTCCGACTTTAACAAATCTAGCCATTTTTAATTCACTCCATAATTTAAAATTGTTTATCCGGATAACAGCCGCTCACGGGGTCGAACCGTGATAAACCAATGCGGCTACTCTTTTCGTTGGTCGATTTGAACTTGATTTGCGTTTCCCAATCACTTTGAGATTGCAAAAAATGTAATACCTGTGCTCCCAAGTCCGAGGAGCAATGACTTAGCAGCCTGCGAAAACTGCTAAGCCTGGAAGTTTATAAATTTTCTATAAAAGGAAATTTTGAAAAGCGAATAGCGGAAAATCATAAGGTAAGTTGTGAGTTTTGCGTTATTCATTTTTCAAAGTACAAATTAAAATCTCTTATGCTGTATTTTCGCTTCTAAGCGTTTTTAGTTTCTTTCGGTATAATTCCACCTCTTTTCTTTTAAAACCGTTCTACGGCATTAATTTCGACCACAGAACAAAAAACAGCGTGTCAGAATATGTGAGCTGATGTTGTTTACGAAATTAACGGAAAGAAAGTTTCCCTTCTTTCTTTTTGAATTGGTATCAGCTTGAAACTAATCAGCTCACTTTGTTTCTCGCTGAATGACTTACTGACCTTTGACAATCAGCAAGCCTGCTTGTTAAGAGAGTTTGAAGGGAGATAACCCTCTTGTGTTATATTTTTTTGCGGTTTCCCGCAAAGGCTTGCCAGCCGATGAAAGCTGACAAGTCGAAAAAGACAAATAGGTTAGTATGAATAGTTCCGAGAATCACTTCCCGGAATAACCTGCTAGCCTCTGACAACTAGCAGACTCTCGATATTGGAAAATTTTTTAGGTTGTAAATATTCAATTTTGGTTGAAGCGCTGATTAATATTGATTGAGAGTTGCTTTCTCACTTCACTTTCATGTTTTGATTTCATTTCTTACGGTTCGCTTGCACTTCCTAAGCGATCCGCCGGCTTAAAAGTTGATGACTCAATATCCGTTGTGGAATGCGATAAGAATAAGCACTTAAAGGAGATTTTTCATCTCTCTTCTGTATAAATTTTGGTTGTGGTTGCATTCCCTAACCACATGTATTAGACCGGTGTATTTTTTTAGCAGGTACACCTTAAAACCTGCAAAGGCTCAACGACCTTTGACAGTCGTTAAGTCAGGAGTATAAATTTTTTGAGTTGAGATACAGCAAAGACTTTTTATGGAGATTTTTCATCTCCTAAATTTAAATTTGGCAGCCCGTATCTCAAAGGCTGCAAAGCCCTGCCGAAGACTCGAACTTCGGAAACCATACAGGACTCTGTCAGATTAATTAAACGTGCATATATATCTTTTCTAAAACCAATTAAGAGGAGAAATAGGACTAAAGTTCTTTTAGCCGCTCTGACAGAATGCGGCAACATCTAGTGGCGGAGTTGCACCGCCTAAACTGTCCTAGATTAATCTTCAACATATCCTTGAATTTTGAATAGATGAATCATTTCGTTAATTGCCATTCTTGCTTTACAAGCGTCATCATACGCATTAACCGGTGAATCAATGTCTTGTTCAAAATCTTGCATATGTTCATCAATATTCTTTTTAAAAAGCATGATTTGCTTTCGATCTTCGGCTTTCATCGTCTCATCTCCATTTAAGGTTTCATTTTTCCAATCGCCCAATCGTACATATCATCAATTTGCTTAATGATTGGCGAAAGATGACTTTCAAAATGCTTTTCGTCAGTTCCGTCAACGAATTCAAACTTTGAAACGTCAATCGCTTTTTGAAGCGTCATTGTTGCAGTTTGAATTAACTGAACAAATTGATCTTGTGTGTTAGCTTCTTCCAAAGCACTGTCAAGGATTTCAAGTTGTTGTTCAAGTCCTATCATGTTTACTCCTCCTTTAATTCTGGGTATTCTTTATCTAAGATTTCGTACAACAAGTCTCTGTTTTCCGAGATACTAGCCCATTTATCAAAATCTTCTATCATGTCTTATGCCTCAGTCCTCTGTCTGTAATCTCCAATGCGTTCTCCATTAAATGTGATACTGTGATTTCTTGCTCCCATAAACAAACGACTTAAGGTTGCTGAATTATACATGTGATTTAATTCAGCGGTTGAAAAATTGCTTGTGATTACCACAGCCTTGTTTTTTCTCAACGAAATATCCGCAATTCTGTACCATGCGCTTTGAATTAAGTTATTTGCTTCCCGTTCTTCGGTTTGCAAATTAGCTTCTTTCCCTAAATCATCAATCACTAAGATGTCGCATTTTTCTTTGAAACGTTTAATAAATACTTCAAAATCTGATTTCTTACGTTCTTTTTCTGCCCTAGCGTCATCATAGGTATTAACTAAGTTTCCAATTTTCGTTGCGTTTACAATGGCGCACATCGTTGGCTTTTTACTGTTGTGAACAACGTCATTAATCAAACACGCTGCAAGGGTTGTTTTCCCTCGCCCTTGTTTTCCTTGAAATAACACGTTGTATCGTTTGCCGGCTTTGAAATCTTCCGCAATTTGTTTAACTTGCTTTGTGATTTCAACAAATTCATCAGATACTCTTTCAAGTTTTCCGAAACTGCGTTCTAATACGTCATACTCATTAAGCATTGAATTTTCCCTGACGAACTGTTCAGGCAGTCGTTTAAGATACCTATTAACCTGCTCCTGTTCTTTTGCTTTGGAAGCAGCAAGCCCTTGTTCTCTTGTTAAAATAGGTATCTGATATTCATTCCCTGTTTTCGGGTCAACAATCTTTTTTCCTGCTAAGTTATCAAAAGCATTCTGCATGTTTACTCCTTCCTAGTCAAAGTTGAAATCATTAACCGGTTCGGCTTTTCCAACTCTGCTTTGTTGGTTCAGATAACTTTCAAACTTTGTACCAAACAATGTTTCAGGTCTTAGATACTTACTCATACGTTCGTCCTTACTCCATTCAGCTGCCTTGTTATCGATAACGATTTTGAAATCATCAACAGTAAAGCCCTCATTCATACGAGCTTTAATCAGCGATTGAGTTTTCCGAGTAGTTGCTCGATAATGAGTTCCAATCTTGGAATTGAGATAATCAATGATTTCAGGAACTGCGGTCGAGTGTGAACTCGACAATATATCTTTAGTATTCTTTTTATTTAGTGTTTCTTTTTTATTTGTATTATTAGTATTTAGTAGTGGGCGATTTCCCATTCGATGGTTTTTCCCATTGATGGTGTTTTCCATTGAATGGTTTTCCGGGTTGATGGTGAAATCGCCGGTATCACTAAGTTCCCAAGCCATTCTGCTGAAATGACCGTCTTTTCCGTGAAGCCTTATCCGTTTTAAATATCCAAACTTTTCGAGTTCTGAAAGTCCACTTTGTAAAGCTCCAACGCTGTTTTTGGAATGCTTAGCAACTTCATCAACGTAAAAATTCCAATCGCTAGGCATTGCCCATAAGTATTGAAAAATTCCCCGAGCTTTCCAGCTTAAGCGGTCATCTTTGATTAGCTTATTGTCAGTGATTGTGAAATTATTTTTCTCATAACGTTTTACGTTGCTCATTCGCTTACCACCTTTTCAAAATGCCAGCCATTACATGTTTCTCTTTTTCCGTTTACAATTTCTGATATGTGGTTACGCCTAAGTCCAAGAACTCTTCCTGCTTCGGATTGACTTTTGAAATAACGAATTTCCCCTTTACTCGAAACTGCTTTAACCCTTACTCCTAACTTTTCAGATACTTTCTTATTCCTATTTCCGTAATTTACGTTATAGCTTGGAGTGCACCATTCTAAATTTTCGATGTTGTTGTTTTGCACGTTTTCGTCCTTATGATTAACCTGCAGCGGATAGTCAAGCGGTTTGCCTGAGAAAGCTGATAACACTAATCTATGAACTTTATACGTTTTCCCTTTTAGACTAATTTGCTTATATCCGTCTTGCGTCTGCCTTTGTTTAAGAATTTTTTCTCTTGAATAAGCTGTGTTGTTGCAATGTTTATTCGGAATATTTATTTTGTGAGGAAAACTCTTTACACGTCCTAAGTTTGACGCTTGGTAAACCCCTTCAAAGCCTGGAATATCTTTCCACTTTTCATTCATATTTCCACCCGATTTCTTTCGCTATATCTCTCGTTACCTTGATAGGTTTAATGTGATACTTTTCTATAAAAGTTTTTAGTCCAAGTGAATGTTGTTCTAGATGATGAACTCGGCATAATGACATTACGTAATTTCCTTTATTACTAATTTTTGAACGATTACGACCAATTCCAACGGCGTGAACGTGTGCTCTATCTGCAGGCTTTCCACAGATTACGCAAATTCTTTTCTTTAAACAAAGCGACTGTTTTTTAAACCAGCTCGGAATAGCGTCCCAAGTCTTCGTTTGAAATGGAATATCGTTATCAAACAAGAACTCAAGAATGGCTTCAATCATCAGACAGCCCGTTGTTACTGAACAATCAGACAAGCTGAATGGTTCAATGTTGTACTTGCTGCGAGTTAATGACTTGAACAAGATTTCAGCTTCATCAAGTGAATAACCTGTGTACCGGCAGAAATCATTGAGTAAAGCCCAAACCTTCTTTCGTTGGTCAGGCGTGATTGTTCTTCCGTCATTGACGTTGAGCTCCACCACTGGTTGCTTACCATTGGCAAACCGTTCAACCTTGTTGAAATCAAATTCATCATCGAGTTCAATCTCAACTTTGTTTCCTTGTACTTTTAGCAAACGTCCAAACATTATCCAGCCTTACTTTCTGCAAGAATATCTTGGAGAGCTTTAATGCCATATTCGTATGTTTCCAACACACTTAATTGAGAACCGGCGTATTCGGCGTTGACACGTTCGCCAGCGAGTTTTTTAAGCTCGTCCGGTGTTTTTCCCGTGGCTTTGGAAACTTGCGCTAGAAGTGAGAAATAAGCGGCTTTCTTAACACCTAATTTCTGACGTTCTTCTTGCTGTTCTTTGCTGATACCATTTCGCTTGATTGTTTCCCCTGTCGGTAGGTCTTCGCCTTGATACAGGTTCAAGCCTAAACCAGCCATTGCGATTGCTTTGACCAAGCAACGTTGCTGTGCTTTGTTGATTTCAACGTACGTTGGTTCTTTGATTGCTTTGTTCCGAAAGTCCATTGCATAAAGCTTCTGTCCGAATGTTTCGCCGTCAATATTGACTTCAACTTCCACTTCAACGCCGGCGTCTGTTTTGAGATAGTCAAGTTTCCGTCCAGTTGGTTGCTATGTCCCGGTTTGCTTATCGAATTGAACTTCGTCAAATTCCTTAATTTGATAAGTTGAGTTCGGATAATATTCCATTAACACCGCCCATGCATTCGCCCAACTTAAATAATCAAGTCCGTTTTTCTTCTTAATTAGTGGTGCAACATCAACCGCCGATAGTTTTTCAAAAATTTCTGCACGCTTCGATTTTGTTTCGGTCATGTCCTTAACCTCCAATCACTGTTTCGCGGTTCGAAGCTGATACAATTTCAACACCGCTATTTTTAAGATAAGAAGCAACTTCATTAAGCTGTTCTTCCGTTCCTTTAATCGTGAAAGTAACTTGCTGAATGGCTTGTTTAATTTCGCCGGTTTCTTTATCAATAGTGGAATCGAGTTGCTTTTCCTTAACTGCTTCACGTTCCTGTGCCGCTTTCTTGTCGGCGTCTTCATCAATCATCTTTTCGATTTCAAACGCCGAAAAAACACCAATATAAGTTTGGTAATGATCTGCCAACATTCCTTTGTCTTGTGCGTATTTCTTAATGATTTTCCAATCATCATCAAGGCGTTGCTGTTCTTTCATCTTGTTGCTGATTTCTTCCGCAACTTTCTTCATCGTGATTGATTTGTTAAGCCACTTTTTATCAATTTCAATCGTTTCAGGGTCAACGCCATAATTAACAGCCATTTCGTTAATCAAATTCTGAATTGCGGTTTGTTTTTCAACTTTGCGCTTTTCTTCAAATTCGTCTGTACCTTGCTTGATGTCTGAAATAACATCGTTGATTTGGTTGATATAAGCGTCAATTTGCGATTTAAATTTCTTGACTGGAGTTTCATATTCACGTTGTTTTTCAAGGCGCTTAGCGTTTAATTCCTTGCTTAATTTACGAAGCTCGGTCAATGTTTTCTTGCACTCTTTTAATGTGTCTTTCGTGACAACAATTCCGGAATATTTCTTCACTACTGCGTTAACTAATGCGTCAAGTTTTTCTTTGTTTGTGATTTTAATTTCCGGTGTTCCCATCTCAACGTTGATTGTTGTTTCTGTCAATTCATTTGTCATAGTTTTTACTCTGTCCTTTCTTGTATAATTGAGCTATCTCCTTTTGAAAGGAGGTGAAAAAATGTTAACTTTATGTTTTCAATCTGTACATGGAGGAATCACTAAAATCGTGGATAATGTCGAATCATTATCGTGTATCTATCACGATGGTTCTGAAAAAATTTTTAGTGGTTACGATCTAATCGAATCAAATGATTTAATTTCGCAAGAAATTAAAAACTACATAGTTAAAGATTCCTACGGTAAAGAATCGATGTTTCCACGCAATTTTTGGTTTATTTCAAACATCGATATGAAAACCAACTAAAATCGTATTAGTATCAGTCCCACAATGCGTTGTTCCGAATTGTGCAAATGAATAACTAACTTGCGGAGACCTATTACAATACTTTTTCAAATCATCAAAGAATTTATTTATCTCATCTTCACGTCGCTTTTGATAAATAAATTCTTTTCTTTTATGCTGCATAGCAATTGTTATCGTTTCTTCGCTGCTATGTAAGTTCTTTTGAAACGGGATCATAACAACGTCTTCATACCAGCCATAAAGTTTTAATGCGATTCGATTCGCTTTTTGGATAACTTCTTCCGTTTCCATAGATTTCCTCCCGCATTCTCTGAATACCAAACTGCGATATATGCGTCTTGAAGTTGTCTTGCAAAGATTGCCATTTGCTCAATTTCAATCTTAGGTATCATCTTTTCTAACAACTCAATGCGTTGTTCTAACGGATTACGTTCTAAAATTAATGGCAATTCTCTACGAAACACTTGAATTTGGTGTACTTTTTTGAAATAATTAGAACTGTTAAAATCATTTGTCATAATATTTGGCTCGGTATTACCGGGCTTTTTTTGTGCGATCATTCAACATCTTCCTTTCTTTGATTTCATCGTTGCTCTTCTTACAAACGTGAATTAGCGGTAAAATCATCGCTAACCACATTACCCAAGAAGCAACAAGTGAAGCATTTAACAAACTCGTGATGATGTAGACCCATAACCCTGTATCAACGACTAACCAATTTACCTTCATTTCGATGACCTCCTAAAATTTAGCTGCGTTTAATGCAGCAGCTTTTCTTTCTTCAAAATTCCGCCGTGATTTCTCAATCAAGAAATCTTGATACCGTCTTTCGTTAACAAAGATTTGATTGTGATACGGTTTGATAAATACGTCCGTGTAACCCATATCCAAGCAATCTTGCTTCTTACGAGCGAAAGCCTGTTTCTTTTCTTTCGTTTCAACAGGAATATATTTCCTGATGAACTCTTCTTCTGTGATTAATTCCAAGCTCATTTGAATCTTCCTTTCTGCTATAATTTGTTTATTTCCTTCTGAAGGGAGGTGTAATTTTGAAAAATAAAATCATGACTCCAGCAGAGGCTAAATTTGCAACTAATTTACTTTCAATAACTCAAGAGTTTTTAAAGCAGGAACGCATATCAGAATCATCAAAAGATGGACAATTAATTGTTAAATTTACAGATTTTATTTTGAATAAACATCAACGCTAGGCTAGGATTTCATGAGTCGCTTTGCGGCTCTTATTCTTTCTGCTAAAGTTTTTCGAGAATTATAAATTACTTTAGTAAGCTTCTTTTTGATTCTTTTATTCAATTTTTAGGTTTCCTTTCTAAGCAATCTCTTGCATTTTCAAGAACTTGTTCACAAAATACTGTTGACCTTTGCCGGTAACCTTCGGCGTTTTGTTTACTGAAATATGACCGTCGCTGTGTGTGATTGTTGTTTCCTTGATTTTGAACAAACCTAAATTCATTGCCTTTTGTGTCGGCATATTGTAATCAGTTCCCTTTCGGCTGATTAAATATCCATGCTTTCTTAACCAAGCAAACAAACGATTTTGACCAATCTCAATTCCGTTGCCTTTCATAATCTTGGCAAGTTCTCCGATTAAAACGGTTTGCTTACTTGCTGAAACAGCGTCCGCGAACAATGCTTTAGGTTTCATTTCTTCAATCTGAATGTCTTTTGCTTTAAGCTGGTCGCTTGCTTGTTGAAGTAAGTCTGCCAAAGCGTTCTTGTCAGTTACAATTGCTTCCGCTTTCTGGTCTGTCATGTAAGCACCATGCTTACGGATTTCTGGAAGAACTTCACTTGTAATCCAGTGCTTGAATTGCTTTGCACTTGGAAGTTTGGAACTGATGATCAATGAGTAAAGACCTGATTCGTTGATGACAGTCAAATTTTGCTTTCCTCCAAGGGTGTCACATTTTGTTACCCCCTTATCTTCATCATCAACATGATCTTTCAATGCTTTTCTCGAATTCTTATATCCAAGAATTTCGGCAACGTCCTTACCCACAAAGTAAGGTTCATTATCAATCGTTAATGCTCGTACCTGAGCACCGTTAAAATTAAAGTTTTGTAATTCGTTCATCTTATATGTCCTTTCTAGTTTAAGTAGTAAATTAATCGATTTTGAATAAATTTAACTACTTATAATAGTCAAAAGCTGTAAAAAAAATATCTTCCTTTGGTACATTGAAATAATCTTCAATCTTTTGCATCATTTGAGCTTTAGGAGTTGCTGTGCCACGTTCCCAAGTTGAAACAACGTTTTGCTTCACTCCCAACGCTTCCGCAAGCTGTTCTTGCGTGATGTTTCTTTCTGCTCTTAAAACCTTGAGTTTTGTTTTCAAATTAACACCTCCTAACTCATTACGTTTATTATAATATACTACTCTAAATAGTAAGTCAATACTTTTTTTAATATTTTTCTATTTTAATTAGTAAAATACATTTTCTTAATGCTAACTACTATAAATAGTAATATACTATTTTTTATAGTAAGTTAATTAAATATTTTAAAGGAAGTTTTTATCATGTTAGGTTCACGCATTAGAGAATTACGAAAAGAAAGAAAAATGAGCCAACGTGAATTGGCTGAAAAGTTAAATGTATCTCAGCAGACTATCGGTGCATGGGAAACAGAAAGAATTGTGCCCGGTGCTGATACTCTCGGAAACATTGCAAATTATTTCGGTGTTACAACCGATTATCTTTTAGGCAGAAGTGAACAACGAAAGAAAAATAAAGATGATTTCACTGTGCAAGAAGCGCTCAACTCCGTCATGAGCTTTGATGGTAAGCCTATGACTGATAATGATAGAGAAATCATCGAAGGCATTATCAGAGCTTATATGGAAAAGAAAAAATAAGGTCTAATAGGGAGAAATAATGAATAACAAGGTTTATACGGAATTTTATAACATTGTACTTAATCAGATTAATGACTTGTACCCCGTTAGAAATGATGAACTGTTAGATAATCTTCGGCAAAATAGTAAGTTAGAAAAATTAGTTACTAAAAATAAGATACCTGGTAATAAGATAATTTTTGAAATTAATCAGATTGTCCTGAATTTAATTGATGATGGATTGGTACGTGGAACAGTTCAACAGACTAAAGATGGATACCTATTCAAAATTGACGGGTTAACAACACAAGGACACGACTATCTATCAGCTGCCAATACTCCTGAAATTTGGAAGAGAATCAAAAAAAGCCTTCATGAAAACGGCATTCCGCTTACTCCACGAACGGCTTTAAATCAGTTTATTAAACTATTTTTCTGATGACGTACTTCCAAAACCTTCGAATGGGTCCATACTCTCTTGATATGTGTAATCTTTTGCAATAAATGATTTAGTAATCTTCACCATTCCGTCTGCAAGTTTTTCGACTTTGGCCTTTTCTGTTGTACCAAAGTGTATATCAACTGGTCCATAGAAAAAGTGTTTTGGGGTTTCAATTACTTCTGGTAAATCAAGCATCTTATTCATATTGAAGTCTCCTTCCTAAATTAAAAAAGTGAGTTGGTTTTGTGAATAAAAAAATTAAAGACCTTCTTAAGAGAAACAACATACATATTATATTTAATAATAATTTAGATCACAAAGGATACTATATACAAAGAATAAAACACATAGTCATAAATAACAATCTTTCGGAGCAAGAGCAAGAGATGATTATTCTTCACGAACTAGGGCATGCAATCAACGGCGAAGACGGTTGTGAAATTTACAATTCTACATTCAGTAGCCATTGCAAAGAAGAATGGAACGCTAATTCTTTTATGATTAAGGAACTGGCACAAGAATACGCAAGTTGCACTGGCTGCGATGTTGAAGATATTAATTTCATGAACTTTCTTCAAAAAAATAAGCTGTCCTATCTTTGCGATGAGATTAAAAAGATTATTAAAGGAATTGCTTAACTGTCCAAACCTTGAAGACATAAAAAGCTAAGGATTATATATTTAGGAGGGATTCTTAATGAATCATTCAATTGCATATAATCAACTAAATGCACAAGAAAAAATTTTAGTTGATAGTCAAGTTGCTAATAAAGCAAAGAAATCAGTTGTAGCATGGTTGCTATGGCTTTTCTTAGGTGCATTTGGCGCACATCGTTTTTATTTAAAGAAAACAGGTTCCGCAGTTGTAATGCTTATTCTAACATTGACATTTTTTGGCGCTATCATTTCAGGCCCCTGGGCATTAATTGACGCTTTCTTTATTCAAAAATGGGTACACCAGAATGAAGAAGAAGTGGAAAAAGAAGCAGTGGCTCAAATAGCTGTTTCAAAAAGTTTAAATAAAGACTAATATGCAATTATTTTAGCCCCCACTTTCGGGGCTTTTATTTAGCACTTATGCCGAACGTACATTCTAGAAAGGAGAACTGGAGTTGTATATCAAAGAAAGAAATGGGAAATTTAGATATTTTCAAGATTACAAAGACCCGCTGACCGAAAAACGCAAAACAGTGTCCTGCACCCTAAATTCCAAATCAAGAGCAGCACAGAAACAGGCTCGGATAATCTTAACAGAACGCATTGAAAAAGCAGTAGAGAAAAGCACTCTTTCCCCTGTTCAGAAAAATATTAGGCTATGCGACGCCATTGATAAATGGTTAGAGTTTCGGAAAAATAACACCAAACGTTCAACTTATATTTCCTTAAAATGCACTTTCCAAAGTCAAATTAATAAATATTTTGATGAAGATACGCTTTTGCGAAACATTACACCCCACTTTATCGAAAAGAAAATTGACTATATTCAATATAATTCAGGTTTGAGAGTGAACACCGTTAAGAATATGTATTATCGCCTGAATACGTTTTTTAAATGGGCTAAGCAATCAGAATACATAGATAAGAACCCGATGAAAGAAGTCGAAATTGTTTGGAAAAGAGAAGAAGCGCCTAATATTGAGAATAAATTTCTTGAAGATGACGAAATGCAAGCTATTCTTGATTATACTTGGAACGAAAACAAACCATACGCCGCGCTGATTGAATGGTTATACCTTACAGGAATGCGTTTTGGAGAAGCTGCTTCTTTAAAATTTGATGATATTAAAAATATTGACGGGGCATACTTTGCAAGTGTTACCGGGACACTCAACTATCTAGATGTTTCATCGAAAAGCAGAAGCAAATCAAATTCTCCTAAAACTAAAAAATCGGTCCGGGATATTGAACTTTCAAAACGGGCAATCGAAATTTTAAATTTTGAAAAGAAAACGCCGCATAAAAGCAGCTTTATTTTTGAAACGCAGAACGGAACGCCCTACCACCCCGTTAATATCAATCAATACTTGAAACGTGTCGAAAGCAAACTCGGTTTGAATAAACACCTAACAACGCATATTTTCCGCCATACGCATATCTCTAAACTTGCAGAACTTGGAGTGCCGTTGTATGTTATTAAAGAACGAGTTGGTCATTCTTCCAACGTAACCGAAAAAATATATCTTCATGTTACTAAAAAAGCCAAGCGAAAATTAATTAGTGAATTGGATAATTTGTAA